CGATCCGCTCGACCGCCGCAGCCGACTTATGGCCGACCACAAAGCGGTCTTCCTTTTCCCTGAACACCTGCTCACCTGCGACAGGATCAAAGCACGAGGCAATGACCAGCTCCGGGTATAGCCGCTCGAGGTCAAGTCCGCCGTCCGCGTTCAGCGACCGCTGCAGCACTCTGGCCCGGGCACTAGCAGTGAGTCCCCTGACTTCGAGCTCGACGTCCCACTCGGGCACGCGGACCTTCTCCTTGGCAATGTCGGCGATGCCGAGAATCTGCTCTCTAAGGTTCATGCCGTCCCTCCTAGGCGTCTGCGACAGCGCGGGTCAGCGTGCCGGCGCCGACAAAGCGCACTCTTGTGGTTGCGAGATCACCGACCGTGCCGTCGACGATCGGGTAGCTTTCCAGCAAGGCGGAGCCATGCCAACGCGGGTTGGTCGCCGAGGCTGCTCCAGCGTCGGCCTTAATACTCAAGGTGATCGCCGATCCTCCGACGAGGGCGTTAAGGGTCGCGTCGACTTCACCGGCGGCAAAGTCGGCCAGGAACTCGACGTCAACGGACCAATCCTGCAGGCCAGCGATGCGGTTGCGAAAGGTGTCGCCCATCGCGGTTTCGTCCAGGCTGTCTGCCGAGTGGTTGAGCGTGATAGAGCGCACATGGTCGGAAAGGTCTACCGCGTTGACGGTCAAGTGGGCGTTGCGAAAGTGAAAAGAAGCCAGGCGTCATCACTCCAAGAATGCGTGTTGTCTAGCGGATGCCGAGCGCAACGAGGAAGTCAAAGGACGGGTCGTCCGTGCCGCCGACCGTGTAGGACACCCGATACCAGGTGTCGGTAATTGGCCCGGGCACTGGAGTCGCCCACTCAGAAGCAAGGTCCGATACCTGAGCGAAGGTGATCTGGTCTGCGGGGCTTGAAAAGGCCTCGGCATCGTCGCTCTGCACCACCACATCCAGCGTTGGATCCGTCCCGCTCGCCGATAGGACGTGTAGGACCGCGTAGAGGGACTTGCCCGCCGGCACGGCGCCAAGGTTGAGCGGCGTACTGGTGCCAGTTGCCGTGACCGGGCCGGTGTGAAGGGCCCAGCCCGGCACCAGGACCGTGCCGTCACCTCGGATGGTGAAGCCTGCCAGCTCCTCGACCGAGCCGCCGAGCTCCCGCTCGGTGTGCAGCAGCAAGCCTGTGTAACCGGCCTCACCCGCCGCGCCGCCCTGCGGGAAGACAGAGAAGATCGTGGCGCCTTGGCTGAACTCGGCGGCATAGACATCATCCGGCTCGCCAGATCCGGCGCTGAAGTAGCCGCTGGCTTCAAGGCGTACCGATTGCAGACCTGAAGTCCGCGAGCGAAAGCTGTCGCCAAAGACGGTGTCGTCCAGCGCCGCCTGGTCGTGGCCAAGGATGATCCGGTTGTGGTTGCCGGACATATCGTAGGCACCAATGTAGAGCTTGGCGTCCTTGAGGGCAAAGGTGGCCACCGGCTCACCTCCTTAAGCGAAGTGCCAGATCTCGGCGATGACCAAGGCCCGGTGGGCTCCGTAGGCTCCATCCCCCGGCGCCTCATCGTTGTAGTCGTCAGTGATGCTCTGCACCAGCGCACCGCTCACGATCACGCCCGGAATGAACTGGCCGCCGTAGTGGTTCAGGGCATTCTGGATCTGCTCCGCCACATCATGGGCGCTGTCGTACGAGCCGCCGTAACAGTGAAAGAGAAACGTCGAGCGCACCGGCGCGGTGTCGCTGCCCATGGTGTGTGGCCGCTCGTCGCCGCTCCGGTCATAGATAACGTACGGCAGGCAAGTCGTCTCGCGCGCCCGCTGCGGCCAGATCCTCCCCTGCACCAGAGCAGATAGCGGGGCCAATCCCGATAGGTACGAATAGAGGCCCTCATCGATCCTACTCAAGCCTGCCGCACCACCTCTTTGACCTGCCTGGCGAATAGCTCAATGATCGCCTTCCTTGCCCTCTTGGCCGCCGGCCTGAGCACTGGATAGCCCTGCACCTGGCCGATCACCCTTTGCCGGCCGGACTTTCTGCTGCCGCGCACCAAGCGGTGACCATACTCAAGCAGATGCCAGTGGCGCGCTTTCGGTCTTACCCTTGCCTTACCGCCATTAGGTGATGCCAGCTGGACCTTGGTGCCGACCCCTGCCCGCTGCATCGCTCCCGATCTGCGATGGGATTGGACCTCACGCCCGAACTCCTCGCCGATCTCCTTGCCGGCATCTTCGAAAAAGCGCACCCAGAACCCAGTGGCGACCTTGCGGTCAAGACGCTCCAGCTTGCTCGCCAGCTCCGCCGTGCCTTTGGTGACGACGTTGATCCGCACTAGGAGATGACCTCCGAGCAGAAGATGAGCAGCTCACGGGCAGACTCATAGGGATTGATGACGCTTTCGATCTGTAGCTGCCGCCCTTGGAAGAGGAACCTCATCCGCGGCCTGACACCCGAGCGGTAGCGGATCCGCACCGAGGTAGTCACTTCGTTGACCCGCTGTTGCGCCGCCAGGAACTCACGCCACCGCAGGGAAAGCGGCTCGACCTTGGCCCACAACGTTGCCACGTCAAACCAGGCTTTGGTGTCCTCACCGGTGCTGGCCCGGGTGATCGTGTAGTCCTGCAGGGTGACCCGGTGCCGCAGCTCGCCGGCCCTCACCGACCTCGTTGGCTCAGGCATTGGCATGGGCCGGGCTGAGCCACATCACGTACGGCAAACAGAGGTACTTGGCCGCGATGGGCAGCATATGCACCTGCGCTCCCTGGATAAAGCCCTCGCGGTTCTCGTAAAGGTCGCCCACGGTGAGCAGCACCGCCTGGCGCAGCGGCCGCGGCACAGATGCCGCCGTCCCGCCGTAGCCGGCCACGTAACGCACTCTGATCGGATTAACGGGGTAGAGGATGCCATCAGGCCAGCTCCCTTGGTAGGCCAGCACGATGCGCCCGGGTTCGCTGTCGGTGTCGACCAGGTAATCAGTCCCCACCGTCAGCGTTGTTTCAGTGCCGTCGGTGTCTTTCCAATAGACGCCGGTGACTGACAGCAGCGGCGAGTAAGGCAGTTGAATCGTCTTGCCCCTTGGCCAACCATCTTGCCAATAGTCGCGGATGGTCGAGATGAGGGTGCTGGCGGTTTCGCGTTCGACCATCTCCCGCGCCGCAGCAATGAGCGCCGTCAAGAGATCCTCATCCGCCAGTTCAGGCGCCGATAGAACGACGCTGACGCCAAACTCGCATGCGGCCACCGCCACCGTCGCCACTGCCCGGATGTACTGCTTGCTGCCATCGTAGGACTCTTCTTGCGTCGCGTTGTCATTAGCCGTGGTGACCTGGGCAAACGCGCCGCCGGCCACGTCAGCCCAGGTAATCCCGTCGTCGCTGTCCTGCAGCTTGACGTCGACTGTGCCGCCGGCGCCGTTGGTGCCGGACTGGAGTAGCACGATCGCCTGTGATGTAAGGACGTAGACCGCTGCGCCGACCACCGAATAGGCCGCGGCGATGGCGTGCGACCCAGGGGCAATAGTCTGGGATGATGTGACGTTGTCGGCAAAGCTGGTTGAATCAAGCCGCAGGTGAGCGCGAACTTGCGCCAGTGTCACCGGCTCCACCGAGGGAGGAGTTACCACCCTGCTCTGCCATCGCATCCGCCTCACCTCGCTTAGGTCACGACTGGATCAAGAATCGCCTGCAGGTCCTCGCTGATCACGCCGTAGTAGTTCTCGGCCAACGCCCATGTCGTCGCCGTGATGCCGTTGGCCTGGGCGGCCGCGCCACAACACAGGTTGCGCATGCAGATGCCGGTGCCAGCCAGGTTAATGCAAGAGTCGTTGTCCGAGGCCGCGTTATAGATCACGTTATCGAGCACCGCGCCAAACACGACTGCACCAGCCGCGCCGATCGCCGCTGTGCCAAAATCACCGATGATGACGTTCCGCCTGACCACCACTCCTTTGGATGTACCGGGCAGGCTTACGAAGTGCGTGTTGGCCGCGTCATCCTGGATGCAGTGGCAGTCCTCGACGGTCAGGCGGTCTGATGCGGCGGCCGCGGCGCCGAGGACCGAGATGACAAAGTTCTGGTCATCCGCGGCTTCAGAGAACCGACAACCGCGGATCGTGCAGTCCGTCGCGTTGACGTCGATGCAGGCGGTGATGTCGGCAAAGCCCGAACGGAAGTGGAGGTTCTCGATCAGGATGTTGGCAGCATCGACATCGACGTCAGCCGTGTTGGCGGTGGTCAAAGTGACCGTTGGTTGGTTCGTCCCACGGCCCAGGCCAATCACCGAGATGCCGGCGACGTCCAGATCCAGACCCCCGGCTGCGGTCACGACCTCCGCGTGCCCGGGCAAGACATATATGGTGTCGCCCTGGTTGGCTGTGCATTGGCCGACTGCGTAGTCAATGCTGGCAAACGGAGCGTCGGGGTTTCGGCCAGAGCCGGCCGAGTCCGATGCGCCGGACACCGCCGAGCCGACGAACCAGATGTTGCCCGGGTGTTCACGGAAATCATCGACGGTATAGACGCCACCCGGCTGTCGACGGGAGAAGAGAGCTGTTCTGCCCATAGCCAGACCCCCTCTACGCGATCGCCGTCAGCGCGGGCGCATATCGCGGCCGGACCAGGGCGAAGCCACCGACGTTCAGTGCCGTGGCCGTAGCGTCGATCTCCACCGTGATCCAGGGCTCGCCATCGGTCACCGCCTGCGGGTCAACCTCAACCAGCACCGCCCGGTGGTCGTAGCTGGCAGCGGTCAGGGTTAGCGCCGCTGAAGTTGCCGCGGTGCCATACTGGTCGGCGCCATCGGTCTTGAAGTCCGCGCCCGAGACCCGGTAGGTGAAGGTCAGCGCCGTGGTCTTGGCGCCAGCCGTGGCGCCGGAGAAGACCTTGAGCACCGAGTTGCCGGTGATCTCGCCGAAGGTCAGCAAGGCCGTCACCCAGTGCGCGGTCGAGAGCTTGATGCTGTCGCTGTCAATGCCGGCCGAGCCGTAGTCATCGGCTTCAATGAGCGGCACGATGCCGAATTGCTCAGATAGTCGCATGCAAAGACCTCCTAGGCCCGGGCGTCCAAGGTGATGAACGGCGAGAGCGTGCTCGTCGACTGGAACGGGGTCAGCGCTGACTTCCAGAGCGGCTGGCCGCCGACCCGGTAGTTGAACCGGAAGACGGTCTCGCCGTAGATGAAGTTGACGTGGATCGACGACGCGGCCTGGATGCCGCCTTTGGTGACGATGGCGTACTGGCTGGCGTCAGCGAGCAGGATGTCACCCTGGTCGCCCACGGTATCGGCATGCTCGATGGCAATCACCGGCCGGCCGAAAAGGGTCCCGTAGGGCTGGCCCGCCAGGCCGTTGGCTGGCATATAGACCGGCACGCCACCGGTACCCACCGCCAGGCTCATCGAATAGAGCTGAGGCTCGACATCCTGGTTGATGAACCAGACCGCCGAGCGCCGCGACGGCGCCCAGAGCCGTGCCCACATCTTGACGATGTTCTCATAGAGCAGGGTATCTGCCGCCTGGCCATCTTCCTTGGCCACCGACACTAAAGCTGGACAGCCGAGCACGCCGAGCGGTTTGCCGGCGCCGTCGCCGCGGATCACCGCGTCTTGCAGTTTGAAACGCAGCTCCTCCGGGAACGCTGTCTCGATCACCGACTGCAAAGCTGCCGCATCCGCCAGGACGCGATCAGTGGCGTAGCACAGCGCCTTCAGCTCGTTGAGCACGATCTCCAGGCGCCCGAACTTCGGCCTGGATGCAGCCGCATCATCAGCCTCATCTTCCCAGTAGCCGCGCACACCGCCGGCACGTGAGCCATCCGCGCGGGAGGTCTCATCGAGGTACGGCAGTGAGAGGCGGTCGCTGTTCTGGCTGATCGTGAACTGGCGGCAACGTGAGATGAACTCGCCGCCCTCGTAAGCCCGGCGCAGAAGCCCGGCGATGAGATCCTGCTGGACGAGAAAACCGCCGTCCGAAGGCACGTTTTCGGAAAGGCCAGTTGCCGCCTTGACGGCAAAGAGGCGCCTGTCCACCTGGGGACTTGCCGGCGAGGACGCGGCCGCCACCGCTCGCAGTTGCTCGCCTAGAGTAGCGAACGGCCGGCCCTGGTTGGCCATCTGCTCCGGCGTCTCCAGCGGAGCGCCGCTGTCCTCAGACTGAGCGCGATCGAGCAGCCGGATCCGCGCCTCCACCTTATCGGCCTCGGCCAGCTTGGCCTCCGCCTGGGTCATATCCTCATCCGACACTGCCTCACACGAGAGCAGCGCCGAGGCCTCGGCCTTCAGCGTTTCCCGCTGCCGGCGCAGGTCGTTGATATCCATGCCTTACCTCCTAGGTCCTTGACTTCAGCCGCAGTTGGCGCAGTCTCGCCTGCCGCGCGGCATTCGAATGAGCACTCGCATCGTCTTCGGCCGTCGGCACTTCCTCACGCGGGAACGCCGTAAACTCAGCCAGGTCAACCTGCCGTCCGTTGATGGTCAACACCCCGCCTTGCACCGAGGCCGCAATCTGCCTGCTCTGTTCCACCTCATCGGCGAAACCCGCTGCCACCGCTTCCTCGGCCGTGTACCACGTCTCCGCATCGAGGATGGCCGTTACCTCATCCGGTCCCTTACCTGAGCGCTCGGCGTAGACGGCGATCATCGACTCACGCACCCGGTCAAGATCCTCCGCTGTAGCCCGTAGGTCATTGGCATTGCCGACCGCGGCCGCCCAGGGTGAGTGCAGCATCAGCATCGCGTTGCGTGGCATAGTGACCTTGTTACCGGCCATGGCCACCAGGGAGGCCGCGGAGGCTGCCAGGCCGTCGATGAAGGTGTGCACCTTGGCCGGGTGACGCCGAAGCATGCTGTGGATCGCCTGGGCCGCGAAGACGTCGCCGCCTTCGGAGTTGATGTAAAGCTCAATCGTGTCCACATCGCCCAAGGCCTCGAGCTCCTCGCGGAACTGCTTGGGCGTCACCTCATCGCCGCGCCAGGTCGAGCTGCCGATTGGCCCGTAGAGGAGAACCTCGCCGGTCTTGGGCAACGGCGCCGCCCGGATCTGCCAGAAACGCTTACCCAGCATTCTCACTCCCTGCCTTAGCTTGGAGCCCCTGTCCGCTTGGACCCTGATTCCAGAACTCGTCGCCGCCCTCTCGCGGGTCAAGGTTCTCGCGTTCCCGGATCTCGTTCGGAGACATCGCGCCAACCTCGCGCATCAGGCGGTAGAACTCGCCGCGGCTCTTGTTGTCGCCGCGCATTAGCGAGTTGAGGTCGAACTCAAAAAAGTAGCCCTGCTCCCGCTCGCGTTCGGTCAGAAGACGCAGGTTGAGCTTCTTCTCCCACTTCTTAGCCAGCGGCATCACGGTAAACATGGCGAACTCCAGCGCCTGCATCTCGATGTTGGAGAAGGTCGCCCGGTCAAGCTCGCCGATCAGGTGCAGGGGCACGCGGTAGATCCGGGCAATCTCCGCCAGCTGGAACTTGCGTGTGCTGAGAAACTGCGCGTCCTCGAGCGGCATGGTCAGCGGTTGATACTTGGCGTCACCAGTGACCGTCATGATCGAATGTGCTTTGCCCAGGCCCTGGTACTGCTCGCGCAGGTACTGGTTGAAGGCATCAAGGCTGGTGCCCGGCGGCAGGGCCACATTGGTCATCACCCCGGCTGGGTGCGTTCCCTGACCAAAGTACCGGGCGCCGAACTCCTCTAGGGCCAAGCCCATGCCAATCGCCTGCCGCGCCATGCCGACCGGTGAATAGCCCATCACACCGTCATACCCTAGGGCCGGCACGTGCAGCACCTCGGCGAGGTCGTAGGTGACCTGCTCCTCGCTGCCGTCCTCGCGCTGTCGCCGGTAGTCGTACTGCAGACGCCCTTTGACCCGCTTGGGCGTCACCCGATCCGGCTTAAGCGGGTAGATGCCCTGGACATAGCCCGCGTTCCGGCCGATCTTGGGCACGTCGAGCCAGAGGTAAGCGTTGCCCCAGGTGTCTAGGTGAGCCTGCGATGTCTCGAGAAGCTCGACCGCGGTCATCTCTTCGTTTGGTGAATCGTGCAGAAGGCGATAAAGGCGATGGCCCGTGGCCCGCTCAGTGCGTTGGCCGTCCCGCCGGTAAAGGTGCAGTGAAAGCGATGACAGCGCTTCCGCCCTGACCCGCACGCAGGCGTAGACCGCCGTGTAGTTCAAAGAGCTGTTCTCGGAGACGTCAACGCCGGTGAAGGTGGGCTGGCCGGAGATAGCCTGGTCCATCTCGCGGTCCAGATCCGTCAAAGTGTAGGCGGCATAGGCCCTTTTAAGTCGAGCGATGAACCCAATCTCTGTGGTCATGCCCGACCCCCTAGACCATGAGTATCTGAGTGCTCTCCGGCGTCTCATGCCGCATCGCCCGGTCCAGCGCCAGCACCAGCGCGACGATGCCGTCAATCTTGCCCTGTGAAGCCGCCTTATCCGGGCGCATGTTCTGGTTGGCGTCAGTCCTGACCGCCACGTTGTCGGCGCAAAAGCGCAGAACAGGGTTGCCGCCGTGGCAGATCTTGCGCACCAGAAGGCGCCTGTTCAGCTCGTGCATCGGCACTGAGAGCGACTTGGCCCCCATAGCGATGCCGATCACCGCCAGGCCCTCTTCCATCAGCTCCACGCCGAGCTGGTGGCCCTGGAACAGCCGGTCGATGTTCAGGTCAACCAGGTTGAACGTGCGTGCGTCTTCGAGGATCTGCTGTCGGATGAACTCGTAGTCGATGGCGTCGCCCGGCGTGGTCTGCAGATACCCTTGTTGGTGCCAGGCTCGGTATTGATCGCGGTAGCGGTTGGCCTTGTCGTGCAGTCTGGCTTCCGGCACCCAGAAGCGGCAGAGGACGTCCAGACACTCCTGGTCCTCAGAATGCGGGAAGACCATCACCCAGGCCGTCAAGTCTGACACCGAGGCCAGGTCCAGACCCCCATAGCAGTTCCTACCCCGCAACGAAGCCTCATCTACCCGGCCAGAGTTCTCGTCCCAGAGGCGCATATCGATCCAGCGGTCGGCTTGGCTGGTCCATTGGTTCAGGTAAAGCCGCCGGAAGGTGTTCTGCAGCGCCGGGATCTCCCGCGCCTTAGCAGCGAAAGCCCGCATTTCGTCCAGCGACCGGAAACCTTCGTTGCCTGATTGGTCAAGGAGTCCCGGGTTGGCGTCATACCAATTGGTCTCGTCGGTCCAATCGGCATCATCCGGGGTCTCATAGAGCGCGGTGTAGAAGGTCGGGTCGTCAATGACGCCGTCGCGGACCTTCTTGGCGTACTCGTACTGCTCCCAGCAGATCGAGTTGCGGTCGAATCCCGCCGTGGTGATGGCGATGAAGAGCGGTTCGGCCCTCGTGCCGGAGCCCGTGGTCAGGACATCCCAGAGGTCGCGGTTTGGCTGCGCGTGCAGCTCGTCAAAGATGATCGCCGAGGGGTTATAGCCGTGTTTGCTCGCCGCCTCGGCTGAAAGGGCCCGGTAGACAGAGCCCGAGCGGGTGAAATGAATCGTCCTCTGGCTGTCGATCACCTTGCAGGCCGCCCGCAGCGTGGGATTCTGCCGCACCATCTGGGCCGCCACGCGAAAGACGATGCTCGCCTGGTCGCGGTCCGAGGCGGCTGAGTACACTTCCGCCCCAGCAACCCCGTCCGCCGTCAGCAGGTAGAGCGCCAACGCCGCCCCGATCTCGGACTTGCCGTTCTTGCGGGCTGTCGACCAATAGACCGTGCGGTACTGCCGGAACCCATCCGGCCTCACAGTGCCGAAGATCTCCCGGATGTGGTGCTCCTGCCACGGCTGCAGGTTGAAGGGCACTCCCGCCCAGCGGTCCTTGGTGTGCTTGAGGCGGCGGATGAAGCTGACAACTAGGTCGGCTCTTTCCTGGTCATGCACACCCTATCGGCCGCCCGGGCGTTGCCGCAGCAGTTGCTCCATCTCGTCCGCTTCATCCACGCTCTCGCCAGTGCTCAGTCTCGTCCGGTCAGCCGGCGAGAGGCCAAACAACGCCAGGAACGAGCGGTACTGCGCCGCATACTTGTGGGCGATGCTGACCTGCGGCAGTTGCTGCAGGTAGCCCGAAGGCGTTTTGAACATGAACCCGGTCTTGGCTGCCCGCTGCAGGAACTTCTCCGCCTCGACCATCCGCCCATAGGCCTGGCAACACGCCGCCAGGGCGCCACGATCGACAATGGTCAACAGGCCCACTGCCTCGAGCTCGGGCACCAGCCGCTTCCACTCACGCTTTGCCTCACCGGTCAGCCACGCAGGACAGGTTGGAGTGAGCGGACGAGGCTTCGGTTCATCCAGGTTGAGCGGTCGTTTGCCTGGGTTGCCCTCCAGGATCTTCAGGTGAGTCGGTTTCGGGATCCTGCCGCGCATCCGCTCACCCCCTTAGCTTGGCGGGTAACCCCGCCTAATCTCATCTAATCTCGCCAGTAGCCGCTGTATCTCGGCCAGGACAGCGAGTTCCTGCCGGGTCAGTTCCATGACGTCGACGCTCACGCCGGCGCCTCCAACAGCTCGGCCTTCTTGCCCGCAAACTGCTCCCATCGCTGGACCACTACGTCGACGTACTCCGGCTCGATCTCCATGCCGTAGCATGTCCGCCCCGTCTGCTCGGCGGCGATCAGCGTCGAACCGGAGCCGAGGAATAGGTCCAGCACCATCTCGCCCGGCCCACAGGAGTTCTGGATGCCGTAGGCGCACAGCGCCACCGGTTTCATCGTCGGGTGCAGTTTGGAGGTGGTCGGGCGGTCGAACTCCCACACCTCGGTCTGCTTTCGGTCGGCCACAAAGCTGCTCTTACCGAACCAGCCGTAGAAGGCGGGCTCGTACATCCGCTGGTAGTTGGCCGGCGACAACACAAGCTGCTGCTTCTTCCAAACGATCGTCGCTGACCAATGGGCACCGGCGTCAACCAAGGCCAATCGCTGGCGCATCCCGTCCGGTCCGCTCGCGCCCCAGACGTAGAGATCACCGGTGCAGACGTCCTTCAGGATCGCCGCCAGGCGGGAGTTGAAGCCGGCCCACTCGTCCAGGCTCTGCTTGTCGTTGCGGATCTCGCGGATCTTGTGCTTGGGGTTCTTGCTCTCCCCGTAGGAGACGTTGTACGGCGGGTCGGTGAAGACCATATCCGCCTTGCGGCCCGCCAGAAGACTACCCACGTGAATCGCATCCGTGCCGTCGCCGCACATGATCCGGTGCCGGCCGAGCTGCCAGATCTCACCGGGCCTGGCGACCGCGGTCTCTGGTGGCTCTGGCGGTTCATCTTCGACCACAGCCTGCGGGTCATACGCGGCGGTCATCATCTGCTCGACCTCGTGCAGATCAAAGCCGGTGAGCCGCAGGTCGAACTCACTCGTGTCCAGCTCCTGCAGGAGATCTTTCAGACCGGGGATGTCCCAGTCGGTCTCCTGCTGCAGCCGGTTGTCGGCGATGAGGTAAGCATCGGCCTTGGCACCCGACAGCGGCAGCCGGATCACCGGCACCTCTGTGATGCCCGCTTTCTCTGCCGCCTTCAGCCTGGCGTGTCCGGCTAGGACAAAGCCATCAGCCGAGAGCAGCACCGGGTTGGTCCAGCCGAACTCGCGCAGCGATCTCGTCAGCTTCTCAATCGCCTTTTCAGGGTGTTGCCGCGGGTTGCGCGGGTGCGGCATCAGCGCAGCTACTGGCATCATCTCGATCTTAGGAACTGGCATCTAGCTGGCAGAACCCCCTTAGCGAGTTTCGCGGGAACACGCGCGTTGCCTGGGCGGCGGTCCCAGGACCAAAAGCCCAGCTATTTGACCGCCCCGGGGTGTTAAACGGTGTCTTTGACTGCCGTTCACGGCGGTCTGTTCCCAGCCAGCTTCCAGTCGCACTCGCCTCTTGATGTCAACAATTCCCTGCGGCTGTGCACCCGGGCGTGGCACTCCTCACACATCGGCACCAGGCGGTCGAGCGGTGGCAGGTTGGGGTTGCCCTCGCTGATCGGATCGAGGTGATGCACCAGCGTCGCCGGGCGGACGATGCCCTTGACCTGGCATGGCCGGCACAGGGGCTCGGTCCGCAGCACGTAGGCTCGCAGCCGCTCCCATGCCCTGGTGTAGCCGCGCTGTCTGGCGCTGCCACGATGCTCGTCAGACGGACGGCGCCGCTCTGACTGGTGGTCCGCGCAGTAGCCGCCGGAGGTAGCCACGTTGGGACAGCGGGGATGTCGGCAGGACGACGCCAGGCGCTTGGCCATGCCCCACCCTCCACCCCAAATCGCAAGCCCGGCCGCTGCCGCACCGGTCGCCGCTCATGGCTGGCGCTCTGCTCTGTTAATGCCGTCAGCCGGGCTTGACTTCTTGCTCGACCGCGGGCTGCTCCAGGCACCCACGACCGGTGGTATATCAAAGCAGGCTGCGAGATACTCCGGTAGGCGGTTCTTGATCACCGGGCGATAGACGCCATAACGGTTCCACCTGGCGCCTTCGTTGTGCCGCAGCCATAACTCAAAGGGAAAGAGCAGTTGCACCGAGCGCTTCTCTTCGTCTTCCGGCTCGGCCATGAGGTCTTCGTAGCGCGGGTGCTTATTTTGCCCTCTATCTATAACCGCTCGGGAAGGCACTTTTACAACCATCTCACTCAAGATCACTGCAAGTTTCTTCTTACCCCCAGCTAAATGACGTGCAACAGCTTGCTGGCTGATGCCAATCCGCACGGCGATCTCCTGTTGGGAGTATCCCTCGAGGTGGTAGAGCTTGATGCAGACCGCTTGATTCGGAGTTAGGCGGTCAATCAAGGCTAGAAGCTCCTCCGAAGACTCCTTGTTCAGCAGGTCAAGCTCGGGATTGCTGGGCGCCACGATCGCATCCTCGGCATAGTCACCGATCGGCAGCTCGCGCTCCTGGCGGTGCCGGGCAGACTCTGCGATATCGCGCTCGAGCGCGCCGATTGCCTCGTCCTCGGTGATCAACCCTGCCTTGACTGCCGCGATGATCTCCTCGACTTCGGGTCCGGTGTTTCCCTTCCGCACTTGCTTGACGACTTGCTCTAGACGCGCCTTGTCAATCTGGTTGATGGATGTCTCTGCTCTCTTTGCCAATGTGCAGCCTCCTTGGTAGGTGCCGCACAACGACAATGCACGGCACCAGGTACTTGCTGGTGGCCGCGCGTTGTTCGCTCTGGCCGACTTGCTATGCGGTTGTGGCGCCCCTAGTGCAGG